CCTAGTGTTACCTCTCGCTTCAAAGAGGTCTAGCAGTGACAAGAATCTCCTACGTATTGAGGGGCCCTTGTACGGTGCCAATTGATACACTAGAGGGAGAACTGACTGGGAATCTCCAACCATACTAAGCAGTCGAACTAACTGCCGTAGGTTAGCTTCTTTGATTCCAGACACCTTCTCTGGGAAGGCCAATCTCTTGACTATCTCCTCGACTGGGCGGTCGGGTAGGCATGTTGGCCAATAATGGCCTAAGAAGTGAACGTCACCTTTCCGGTAACGTGTAACTCCCGTCTTCCCGACGTTCAGTTTCAACCCTAGATCCCCAAAAGCTGAAGCCAGCTGCGCCAGTGGTCGATATTCATCAACCCCTATTGCAGCATCATCACCTAGCACCAAGGCCTTATCTTCTTTGGCGAAGTAACCAAAGACCTTCAACATCATGTATTGCACACACATGTAGTTGATGATGCTATCTACTAACTGGGTGAAGTAGCTTCCGCTCGGTACACCACCTGACGTCTGGAACACTTGTTGGTCCGGCAACATCATGGGTGTGTGGATGAAGTAGTTTTGAACCTGCTCCCAAGCCCTGTCATCCTCTTCGTCAATAAAGTCGAAGTGCGTCCTCAGTATGTTAAACGCGCGGACGATCAGTCCAACAGGAACGCTCGCATCGAACCCTGAGAAGTCGATGGAATAACGAACATTACTGTTACGAATTCGAGTCAGTTTCGCCCCAACCTGGATCTTTCCCAGACCGAAGACCATTGGAGTCGAGCTCATTAGGAATCGCTCAATCAAGAGCGGAGCGAACTTAGCCTCAAGTATCGTCATAGCCTGTGGATAACCCCAGACGAGACGAGTCTTAGGACCAGTGTCTCCATGCTGCACCCTACGAAATGGCATGCAAGGGTCAGGCGTCTTACCTTGATACAAGTACCGCTCAGCGCGAGCCAAATCGGACTTGAAGGCGTCGGCCTTCTTCCCAAGAACAGGGAGACCTGCACTCCGGTTAAGCTGGAGTGTGTCCGCAATTCCCGGACCTAGGCGTAATGGTTCCACTTGGCCGACTGTACAACCAAATACTTGCATCGTCCGCACATACGCCCTGTGCAGTAATGCGGGGTCGGCTTCCTTCATGCCTTTCCTCGTACCATACGCTGCTAATTTATCAATCAGCACCTCAACGTCAGCCACGGACTTATTATCTCGATTCTCATCAAGATCAAAACCCATGAGACGTAGATTACGTAGTAACGAGTACTCAGCCAGGAGTGGTCCTGACGAGTTGAGATAGTTCAAGATCGGCTTGACCTTCGGACGCAGTTTATATCTACCGCGTTCCGTTAGTCCAGCTTCCAACAACCTTTGTCTCCATTGGTCGTTTATCACTCCTTTATCCTTACTCTCGCAATCGCTAGTGCGGCTAGCCGTCCGAGCAGCTTTGCTAGGCACAAGTCTTTCCTTGAG